CAGGCAGTCCAGATGCAAGCCGCCCCCTCGGATAGCGCGGCGCTGTATGTGTCTCTTGGGTCGTCTATCGCAGCCGGTGCGCTCGCCACGATCTCTTGCGCTGTGCCATGGATACGAGGGCTGTTCGCCACGGCTCCCACGTCCGGCTCACTCGTGATCTACCACGGATAGGCTATGGACAAAGTAGAGCGTGACGAGATATACGACTGGGCGATCAACGCGCTCCGTAGCGGGGCGACGATTGATTCTCTCCGAGAGGAGATTGAGGCCGCGTACCGCCACGTGGAAGGCGTGAAGCAACGGCCTATTTTCTCAGGCATCTATCCAGATAAGGAGGTTTAAGGGTATGGGTCTATCAGGCGCAGAGCGGTTTGTAATCGACACGCGCAAGATATACGACCCATACCCGTTCCAGTGCCGCTTCCATGCTTCAGCGGCACCATACGGGTTCATGGGCGGCGCGGCTGGCCCTGGCAAGCTACTTCCGCTCTTTACGCCTATTGCGACGCCTTCAGGGTGGACGACCATGGGGCAATTGAGTGTCGGCGATGCGATATTCGACGATAGGGGAAACGTCTGCCATGTGGTCTATCTATCTCCTCTTGACCTGTCGCCCGAATCCATCCGGTTGACGTTTGACGACGGATCGCAGCAAGTGTGCTGCGTGGATCACCTATGGCTTACATGGGATGCAGGCGAGTTGGCTGCGCTCACTCGCTGTTCTGAGGAGTTCAGGTCCAAGCGCAGAGCGAATCGACCGTTGCGCGGTCTCGGTAAAAAGCCGTGGACTGTGAAGATGAATCAGGATCGCCGATACACCTACAAGGAACCATCTGGCTCGGTTCGTAGCGCCGCTGAGATTGCCGCGACGCTCACAACGCGAGACGGAAGAACGAATCATGCCGTGCGATTATCTCTTCCTCTACAGCTACCGGAAGCTACACTTCCAATCGACCCCTACGTACTTGGCGCGTGGCTTGGCGATGGCGACACGAGCGGAGGAATAATCACCGGCATAGATGCCTCCATATTCGAGCAGATAGCCGCTGCCGGTTATGCGCTAGAAAGCAAGGAGAAGCGTCAGGGATTCTGTCCGCGATTCCGAGTTATTGGCTTGACCGCTCAACTGTCGGCGCTGAAGGTGCGAGGCTATAAGCACATCCCCCAAATGTATCTCAGGGCCTCCGAAATGCAGAGGCTGGCGTTGCTTCAGGGCTTGATGGACACAGACGGAAGTGCCGACGCCAAGAGCGGGTACTGTGAGTTCTGTTCGACAGATAAGCCGCTAGCCGAGGATGTATTTGACCTATGCATCACATTGGGCATAAAGGCGACGATGCGAGAGGGTCGGGCCAAGCTAAAGGGTGTTGACTGTGGGCCTAGGTATCGAGTTTCCTTCACTACGTCACGGCCAATATTCCGGCTGAAAAGAAAACTAGCGAGACTCCCCAAGACAACTCGCCGGACCGTGAATTTCAGGTACATCACCGGCGCGTCAAAGGTGGAATCTGTTCCTATGCGCTGCATCCAGGTAGACTCACCGAGTCATTTGTACTTGTGCGGACGGACGATGATTCCGACGCATAACACCATGGGGATGCTGATGGAGCAGTTCCAAGCCTGCAACGAGTTCAGCAATGAGGACGGTCCCAAGGTCCACACGATTCTGTTTCGGCGTACGTTCCCAATGCTTGAGGCAACAGTGATTACCAGATTCCGTGAGTCGTTTCCCAAGGAGCTTTACAGGCAGTATAACGAGGGCAAGAACCAAGTCACTTGGCTCAATGGCTCTACGACCAAGTTCGGGTCGATGCAATATGAGCATGACGTGTGGGGATGGCAGGGCCAGTGGTTCCACATGGGGTACGATGAGCTTTGTGAGTTCACCTTCAAGCAGTGGAGCAGCGTTGCGGCCTGGAATCGCTGCCCAGTGAGCGATAAGCCTCGGAAGTATGGTGCAGGCAATCCTATCGGCATCGGCGCGATGTGGGTAGAGGATTTATTCGTCAAAGGTATTCCATGTATAGGGATGGACGATAGCCAAAAGGCGGCGTTCAACCCGGACGATTACGACTATTTCCCGGCAACCTACCTCGACAACCCGATATTCGCCAACGATCCAACATTCCTGAAGAACCTCGAGGCGTACCCAGCAGACGTGCGCGATGCGCTCAAGTTCGGTTTGTGGGGAGCGGCTGGCGGATACTTCAGAGGGGTGTGGGACGAGAACATCCACGTTTTCAAGGATGGCAGCGTTCGGTTCCCGGACTGGTATCGCCGCTGGATTTCAGGCAACTGGGGCTATGAGCATCCGGCCAGCTACTACAAGCACTGCATGGGTCCGAACGGGGAAGTCTACACATACGATGAGCTTTACACCCAACATGAACAGCCGGAAGACCTGGCCGAGCACATAGCGGAGTGGGCGGTCGAGGAGAACGAGCACGGCAAGATGGAGATTCCGCAGTTCATCAACTTCACGCATTCTTTCGATGCGGAATACAGTAAGGCAACAGCGACCATGGGCGCGGATATGCGGTCCGTGAATCAGCGCATGACGCCGGTTCTGAGGCGCGAGGGCATCCCAATACCGCTGCCAAGCACAAGAGATAAGCTGGGCCGCGATACGTTGATGAGGGAGCTGCTTGCCAAGCGGATCAGGTACGGAGAGGATGCAAGTGGGCACCCGCTGGAGTATCCAGGCTGGATGGTAAGCGACAAGTGCAAGCAGTTGCGCCGGGTGATTCCACTGGTAAAGTCTGACCCGGTGAAGGTGGAGCAGATCGAAGGTTCGAGCGACGGATCTGATTCTCCGCTGCAAGGTTCCGGGTATGGGCTGTATGCGATCTTTGGCCGACCGGCCTCAAAACCGTTGCAAGTGAGGCAGCAGGAGTATTATGAAGGGTTGAGTCCCAAGGCGGACATGACGGCAAAGAGTGTGCTTATGGCAAAATGGAAGCAGGACAACAATCCGAGGAAGGGGTCAGCATGGGCAGCGCGGCAGTGATATTCGTTCTTTTGGTGGTGGTTGCGATTCAGGCAATCGGGTGGTCAGCTACGGCGAAGAAGAATGTTCAGCTTGAAAAACTCATGCTCGACTGTATTGGAGGCCGAGACGTAACCATTTCTGTCGCGAATGACCGCAATGCCCAACTTGAGGCCGAAATTCAGCGCCTCCGCAAGATTCCTTTGACACAACCCCCAGAAAAGGTAGACAATTCAACCATCAAGGCCAAGTCTTCGGCGGATGTACGCCGGTTGACAGAGGCGGCGTTTGGGTTGCAACCTGAGATTGGAGAACAGAATGACATCGAGTAAATTCGCACAACTCTTGCAGAATGAGTTGATTCTGCCCCGTGACCCGCACTTGGTGGCCCGGTTTGAGGCGCTTCTGGCCGAGAACTTCTTGGTAGACCCGGAAGAAGTTCCGATAGTCGTAGAACCTCAACTGAAGCCGGTGGAGGAATGGACCAGGGACGGTTTGCTCGTTCGCAGGGATGCACCAGAAGTGAACGCATCGCTTCCGGCTGATGGAGTGAATATCGTTCCCCAGTATCTGGAGAAACCGGATTACTCCACTCTTCCTTTAGGGACGGTGGTTGGGCGCGACAATCCGGCATTCGCAGGGCAGAAGCCGAGTATCGCGGACGAAGAGACCCACGCAATTCCTGAAAGTGAGGCAAAATAATGGCACGAGATGGCTTTGACGGACTCGGCAAGATGCGCGGCGGGGAGCGGAATAGTTCTTACATCCCCAAGCCGCATGGCGAAACCAAACCGCACGAATCGACTGAAGAGCAAGAGAAGAGCGACGGCGGCAGTGATCAGATTCACGAAGTCCATGACCACGGCGATGGGACTTTCCACACGGAACATCCTGACGGAACCCGCGAAGAGCATCCAGACCATCTTCATATGCTTGCGCACCTTGGCCACAAGGTAACGGACGGCGACAAGCACATCATCTTCCACCATGACGGCATCTCGGCCCATTCCCACTCGATTGACGAGGCAGGGAATCATGAGGATCACGGCGAACACAATACCGCCGAGGAAGCCAAAGGCGCCTTGGATAAATTCTTTGGCGAAGAGTCCGAAGAACCGCAGCACCAGCACGGCGGAGAAGAGAACGAGGAAGGCCCAGCACTGGGCGGAATGTAGGGTTTATGGGACTTCCATTCCGAATTGGCGTAAAGGGATGCTGGATGGATATTCATCGCTATAAAGGTGATCCTTGGTATAAGTGGGATTCATGGCTGCTTATACATAGATTTCCTGGAAGCAATGAGAGGACTTTTCGGTATCTTCTAAAGCCGTGGAAAGTCATAATGTATGCGTAACCGGGCTGACCGCCCAAGGAGAATGACGTGAAAAAGGCACTTTGCATTATCGGCGCGTTGCTTCTGGCTCTGCCCGTCGTAGCGCAGATTCCTGTTGGTCCCACAACTTTTGGTGGCCGTGTTGACGCTGTGAGCTTCGCTTATGGAGCGCAGGGCCAGGGTGCCGCTCTGGTAGTCGGCGCGGGCGGTGGCAATGCTGGCACCAGCTACTCCATCACCCTGAATTACGGCAAGACTTCGAGCGGTGGAACTGGTTATGCTTTCTATCCTTTCTCCTACGCGGTACTTCCATCGATTGCAATCGGCTCTGGCGCGTCGTACGAGGTTGTCACTCCGAGTTCGGCATCCTGCACAACTGGACAGGCAAACAGTTACCAGCAATGCTCGGTTACTGCATCATTTACCTATGCGCACGGTGCAGGTGATATTGTGCGCTCTGGAGACGCTGGTTTGGTCGAAGCTATCAACTTCGCAGCGTTCACGCCCAGCATTGGAAACATCGTTGAGATCGGCGAGAAGTGGTATGTAGCAGGCGGAACACAGGCGGCTATTCAGGCGATTACAACCCCGTATCCGTATGTGTCCATTGAGGATACTTCCGGCTACTACGGTTTGCGCTGGTTTACCACAACGCCCACGGTGCAGACTACAACTGCCTCCGCTGCTGCTTCCACCGGTACTCTTACCGCTGGCGGTTCTTTGACGGCGGGCGCGTACTACTTCAAGACGGTCTATGTGGACGTTTTGGGGCAGGTGTCGCAGTCGTCCTCGGAAGTTGCTAGCGCCCTGACGGCTACTGCAACCAACGCCAGCATCACGGTCAACGCTCCTGCTGCTGCTGCTGGTCAGGTTGGCTACATCGTCTACATGACCATTCAGGGCGGCGGATCAGGCAACGAGTTCTGGGTTCCTGTCACCAGCGCGAATTGCACTCTAACCACAATTGAGAGCGTGATTCCGGCTTGCGCGTTGACGAATACCAGCTATGGTCAGACTTCCTCGACTGCGCTTATCAGCGTCACCCCGGTCAATACTCAAGCCAAGGTAATCGGCGCTACCGATACGGTCAATCGCACAGCTTTCTCATATTTGGCTACAAACTCTGCCGGAGCGGTCAGTCCGATTCCTGTTACGTATGCTACCTTCACCGGGACGGCAACTTCCGCTGCAACCTACCATATCGGCGCGATCACCATCAATGGAACACTGTACGGGCAGGTTGGAAGGGAGTATAAGATTTGCGGCGGCGGTCACTTCACTTACGCGACGACTGGAACGCAGATTCAGTTTGCACTACTGGAGGGCACATACAACAATTCAGATGTTGCCCTTGCGACTACGACCGGCGCGGTTTCCACGGCCACCAGTGGTAACGCTGTTTCTCAGTTCTGCTTCACTGTGGATATTCTCTCTAACAGTGGTACCGCAGCTACGGCGGATGTTCACGCATGGGCGATGACCAACCCGGCGGCGGCTACGGCGGCTTTGGTGGAAACTGACATCAACGTGGCGGCGATCACCGGCATTCCTTCGAGCGGTACGCAGTGGATTGACCTTGAAGTCATCAACGCCGCCGCCTTTGGCACAGGTGGATTTGTGCTCGACACGCTGAGCATCCTACCAGTTCACTAAGGCGGTGAGCGATGCCGTGGGACGAAGTTCTCCACAAATGGAAAACTGGAAAGCTCTACTCTGGTGGCAACGGTAAGCAGGTAAAGAATCAAAAGCAAGCCGTTGCCATCATGTTGAGCGAAAAGAAGGAAGCCGAGGGCGGCAAGAGCGAATACGCAGCCCAGCGGAAGGGGAAACTGTATGGCAAAGCTCTATGAAGCCGATCGTAAGCGGATGCCAAAGAGTTCCTTTGCTGGACCTGGGCGCAGCTTCCCGGTCAACGATGCCATCCACGCCCGATTGGCGATCAGCGGCGCAACCCGCAGCGAACACGCTGGCAATATTTCAGAATCAGAAGCCGAGCGCATCAAGTCCAAGGCGCGGGGAAAGTTGTATCAACGATGAACCACAACGGCGCA